GAGCACAGCAAACAACCCAGGGGACCGATTCAGCGAGCTGATAGCGGGCGCCCCAGAAAACGGCTGGCACCTTATCACCCACTGGTGGCACGAGGAGCCCCGCTATACCGACGCAGACCCGGAGCATTTCGAGCACACAGAGGGAGAGGCGCAGCTCGTCAAGGAGTACCGCGTCACAGATGGGCAGCTTGCCTGGCGCAGGCGCTACCTGGCCACCCTCGGCCCGTACAAGTTCCGACGCGAATACCCGGCCTGCCTTGACGATTGCTTCTTGGGCCGGGAGGGCGGATACTACGGGGAAGAGGTCTTGCAAGACATCCACGTCATTGACCACGAGCTGCACGGGAAACGACATGGCCGAGAGATTGAGGCGCCCCACCCGCACGACCGGTACGTCATGGGTGTGGACATCGGGGGGGGAGTGGGTGGCGACTACTCGGCCCTCTGTGTCATCTCGGTCTCTACCATGCAGCCGGTCTACACGGAGCGCAGCAACCGAGTCACCCCAGCGGCCTGGGCACACCGATGCATACAGGTGGCGAGTCGATACAACAAGGCGCTGATGCTGGCCGAGTCGAATAACCACGGCCATGCCTTCCTGCTCGAAGCCTCGCACTGTGGCTATCGAGAGCAGTGGCGCAACCCACAGGGGAAACCCTGGGTGACCTCGCTACAATCAAAACTCGATGCCTTCGATACCCTGCGCGAGTCCCTGCAGGTGGTCAAGGTCATGGACCGGGTGACATGGATGGAGCTCCGCAGCCTCACCATCCCCCCGGGCAAGGTCGCACCAGAGGCCCCGAAAGGTGGCCATGATGACAGCGCTATGGCGATGGCGTTAGGGTTCCGGTGTCTCCGCGATATTCCGTCCTCGTGGCGCACTCATGCGCTACAATCGGGCCGTACTCGCATCGATGACCTTATCCAGTCGAGCCGAGCCCGGCGCATCCGGTCCCACAACCTGCCCTTCTGAGAGCCACCCATGCTGACCCCTGAGCAGTGCCAGTCCATCTGCAACCAGCATGACCTGTACTGGGACGGTAGACGCGACGAGATGCGGCAGCTGCGGAACCTCTACATGACGCGCTTCTTCGGGTCTGAGCGTCCGGTGCTGGACACGGTCCTGCGCACCGAGGTGCCCAAGGCCTACGCAGTGGTAGAGAGCTACCTTGGCTCCCTGTACGCGAAGAACCCGAGCGTGGAAGTGCAGGCCGACATCCGGGGAAGAGGCAACCCAGAGGTAGCCGAGGCCACAGCCAATACCTACCTGCTCACCGTTCGGGAACAACTCGAAGACGCTACCCGCCTGGCGCTCATCTATCCGGCCGGATTTATCAAGCTGGCGCCTGTGATGTCAGCCGACCCCCTCAAGCGGGTGAGCTGTGCAGCGCTGCCCCCATGGGAAGTCATCGTTGACGCTACCTCCAGCAGCTGGGAGCAGCAGCGCTACGTGGGACACGTCTACCTGATGCCCTTGCTCGAAGCGGCGCAGCGCTACAGCAAGAGTGAGGGTGAGCTGCGCGCTCGGGCTTACAGCAAGTGGATTGAGTCCACAGGCATCGCAGGCAAGGACCAGATTCTGGGCCTCGGTGACCCCACCCAGACGCCCCCCGAGGAGCAGTGGGTCAGGGTGGTGGAGCTATACGACCTGCTCCATGACTCCCTGGTGGTGTGGTCGCCTGACTATGCAGACGGGCAAGAGCATCTGTTCACTGGGGTGAAAGTTCAAGTGGGTGCTCTTGACCCGGACGCTGCAGCAGACCAAGAGCGCCCAGATGCCGAGACCGAGCACGAGACAACGGGCATTCCCTACAAGACAGCCAACGGGCGGCCTGTGGTGCCCATCATCCCGCTGTACTTCTCGCGGGACCCTGACACCCCACTGCGTGGATACTCGCTGATTCGACGGTCTCAGGACCAGTTCCGAGAACTCAACGTCATGCGCTCGTACCAAGCCAACGGTGTGCGGCGCATGGCTCGCCAGTGGATGGTACGGGCTGGGTTCCTCTCCGAGGACGCAGCGGCGAAGATTTCGCAGGGCATCGATGGGGAGTTCATCGAAGTGGACTTGCAACCAGGCGCCCCCCTCGAGGGGAACATGCTGCCCGTCCCACAGGCGCCCATCCCTGCAGACATCACCCTCTACGCAGCGACCGTGCAGTCAGACATTGACCAAGCCGGACTTCTGGCGCCCTTCACACGAGGCGAGGTCACCAAGAGCACAGCCACAGAGCAGCAGCTCCTTGCCGCCTACACGAGCAGTGAGGTGGGCAGGATGGCGCGCACCCGTGATGGGGTCATTACGTCCATCGCTCGCACCTTCAACATCATGCTCAGCGTGGTCCTGGGGGAAGAGGCCGAGCCACTGAGCCTGCCCAACCCAGTGGGGCCGACCATCCTGTCAGCCGATGACCTCACAGGGGACTTCTCCTACTGGGCCATCGATGCAGGCACCACGCCCATGAGTGACCTCACAAAGCAGCAGGCTCTTGAGCGCCTGACCCCGTTGCTCGTGCAGCTCGGTGCAGACCCTGCCCAAGTGCTTGGTGAGATTGTTCGGACCTACCAGCTGCCCGAGTCCTTTGCCGAGGTTGCAGAGCCTGAGCCACTGGCTGAGCAGCCTGCCCCTCTTCCGTTCCCTGTTGGGGGCCTTCCCCCTGGAGAAGTATGATGCCCCTGATGATTGCAACAGAAGCCCCCCAGGGCATGCCCGGAGACCTGGCAGCCCTTGCCGAGGAGCAGGATGCCGTCATCGGTGACGAGATGGCTGCCCTCGTGCCTCGGCCCGAGCGCCCCTACAGCGCCAAGGTCTACACAGCGCTCACCAAGGCCATCGCGACCGCTGCCAAGGTGATGGGGCTGGACCTCACACCCGAGAGCTACAGCGGACCGGTTGAGGAGATGGATGCCGACGTTGCGCGCTTCCTTGCCATGATGGCAGCAGCTGCCGAGGACTACGGCAAGCCCTTCCCAGTGGAGCTGGGAGACATCAAGGGAGACAGCGAGCTGACCGCCATCACTGCTGCCCTGCTCTCCCTCGGGAAGGATAAGGGCTTTGCTGAGTTCCTTGACGCCCCTGCAGAACCGTCTGAGGTCATCGAAGACGAGACCATCATGCCCGACGGTGAGATGGAAGAGGAAGAGGAAGAGGTCTTCGACTTCAGCAAGCGTATGCGGCGCCGCTGATGGCATTCTCAAGCATCAGGGCAAAGCTGGCGCAGCTCTTTGGTTTCGGAAAGAAGCCCAAGACCGTCATTCCCAAGACCAGGGCGCAGGCCTACTATCGCTCCTATGAGGGTGGGGTTAAGGGCAACCTGGTGCGCGCCATCGAGACCAAGCAGCCGGTCACATTCTTCTACAAAGACAAGTGGCAACCGGAAGGCACACCCGGAGCACTCGGGCAGCGAGTAGGCAACCCACACGCCATCTGGCGCGGTACGAACGGGCGGACCTATCTGCACCTGTACGTAGACCCGCAAAGCGCCACAGCCACGGGCGGCCTGCCTGGGTGGCGTACCTTCCTCGTCAATCGAATCCAAGGGGTGAGCGTGTTGGAGCTTGGCTCATCCTTCTTTGGTCGGCCTGTGCGGTTTGTGACTGCACCAGGCTGGAACCCAGGCTGGTATCGGTCTGTGGGTCAACCCATCAAGCTTCTTGAATAGAGGACAACCATGAGTCACGAGAGCGTAGCCGAGCAGGTTCTGGCAGAAGTGCAGCAAGCCCATCCCGAGGCAGCAGAAGCGCCACCAGCCGAGGCCCCAGAAGTCAACCCCGAAGTGCAAGCGATGGCAGACGCCATGGCAGCCGATGGGGCGGAGGTGGAGATTGAGACGCAGGCCGAGGGGGAGGCACCCCAGAAGCGCGGGCTGAGCTGGGAGCAGGCCGTTAAGTCTGTGCCCCCAGACATCGCCAAGCTGATGCGAGGCATGCAGGCCGACTACACGCGGAAGACGCAGGAGCTGAGCGAGCAGCGAAAGGACTTCATTCGAGAACGTGAGGCCCTGATGAAGGGCAAGGCAGCCATCGAAGACCCAGCCGAGCTGCCCGAGTACGACCCCTTCAACGAGGACAGCATTAACGCACGCATCCAGGCCGGTATCGCCAAAGGCCTGAAGGCCATGCTCGAACCCATGCAGGCCGAGTATGAGCAGATGCAGGCGCAGGACAGCTACAAGTCGTTCCTGCAGGAGCATCCCGAGTTCGAGACAGACACGGGGCTGCGCTCCGAGGTGCAAAGCCTTCTTGAGGGCAATGAGTCTCTGGACCTTGAGACGGCTTATTGGGCAGCTCGTGGCAAGAAGGCGAAACTCGAAGCCAGCCAAGCCAAGGAGACCCGAAGCGCCAGGCGCAAGGCACGCCAAGAGGCAGCCCTCACAGCGACGGCCACACCTCGACGAGGAGGAACGGGCAGGGTGCCAGGGCGTCACGACCTGAAGACCATGTCAGCGGCAGACATCCTGGCAGTAGCTCAGGCTATGCACCGCAAGTGAGCGCGTGCTATGGTTGCTGTATGTGAGGCCACCCCATTGCGGAGCCTTGCGCGTTTGGCACTGTGACGACCACAGCACGCCCCATCCCGCAAGCATCAAACCACAATGGAGGCCACCTTGGCTCCCCAGTCAGTAATCAGCACTACGCTGCAGCTACTGCGTGACAAGCTCGTCGATAACAGCTTTCTCGCACATCCCCTCTTCCGCGCCATCGAAGGCGCTGGCAACCTCGTCAAGGTCTCCGGCGGTCTCCGAGTGGAGCAGCCTGTCATCTTCGGCGAGCACTCGAGCATCACCGAGCTGAGCAACGGCTTTGAGCCGGTCTCCATGGCCGTCACGGACCCGTTCCAGACCGCCAAGTTTGAGTACGCCAACTTCACCCAGCCCATCATCCTTTCCGCCGTCGAGAAGGCAGCAAACAAGGGTGACCTCGCAGTCGTCAACATCCTCGAATCGAAGATGAAGAACGTCATGCTTGGGCTCAAGAAGGAAGTCTCGAAGCAGGTCATCGCAGGTAGCAGCACCACGCTGACCACCCTGCAGACCCTCAACGGGATGACCACGGCCGCCGGTACCGGTTGGCTCGAAGGTGTCGCCGCTGCCAGCCAGCAGAACACTGTGGGCGGACTCTCGAAG